TTTACTTGGAAAACTAGAAATATGGAGTTTCAATCATGGGAAGTTGCACATTTTAGATTATTGGGTGATGACCGAAAACTTCCTTATGGTACTTCTATGTTGGAAAAAGCAAGACGTATTTGGAAACAATTATTGTTATGTGAAGATGCAATGTTAATCTATCGTACATCACGTGCACCTGAAAGAAAATTATTTAAAGTATTTGTGGGTAACATGAATGATGATGATGTTGAAGCATACGTAAACCGTGTTGCAAACAAGTTTAAAAGAGAACAAGTTGTAGATTCAAAAACAGGTAATGTGGATATGAGATTTAATCAAATGGCGGTTGACCAAGATTATTTTATCCCTGTTCGTGACCCTGCAGCACCAGACCCAATTAGTACATTACCAGGTGCAACAAACTTATCGGAAATTGCCGATATTGAATATATTCAAAAGAAATTATTAACGGCTCTTCGTGTCCCTAAAGCATTTTTAGGGTTTGAAGAAGTTGTTGGTGATGGAAAAAATTTATCATTACAAGATATTCGTTTTGCAAGAACTATTAATAGAATTCAAAAAAGTATGATTGCAGAATTGAATAAAATTGCAATCGTTCACTTATTTCTATTAGGATTTGAAGATGAATTACAGAACTTTACATTAGGATTATCTAACCCATCTACACAGGCTGATTTATTAAAAATTGATGTTTGGAAAGAAAAGGTTTTATTATACAAAGACTTGGTTTCAGACCCAGGAAATGGTATCCAACCTACATCATCAACATGGGCTAAAAAACATATCTTTGGATGGTCTGATGAGGAGATAAGATTAGATTTACAACAACAAAGAATTGAACGAGCGGTGGGTGAAGAACTTAAAGCAACTCCTACAGTCATTTCAAGAACAGGTATATTTGATAATATCGATAAGTTATATGGAAATGTAGGGAAACCTGCTGCTCCCGGAGCAACACCACCTGAAGGAGGAGAACCACCATTAGGTGGTGACATGGGAGGTGAAGTATCTTTACCGCCTGAGGGAGGTGAAGTGACACCACCACCACCACCACCACCACCTGCCGGAGGAGAAGTAACACCAGAGTCGAAAAATAAAAACATGAATTTATTAGTTGAAACTAATCTTTTAGAAGGTTCTAAAATCCTTGATTTAGGTCAAGGTCAAGATTCTTTAGGAGAAATTTCAAAAGAATTGGATAAGTTATTAAATTCATAATATTTATATTCTAAATGCACTATAATGACTTTCGGACAAATTAAAACTTTAGTAGAACAAAATCTAATTGAATCCTACAAAAATGAGAATGAATTCAAAAAATCTCTAAAAGAATTCAAACATAATGTTTTGAATAATAAACATATGGCAAAATTGTATTCATTATACGACCAATTGAGTTCACCTCAAGGGTTAAATGAATCTGACGCAAAAGATTTCTTAGAAGAAGGTGTTACATTAATCCAAACTATATTACCAAATATTAAATTACCAAAAACTTTGTCAGAAAATATTGAAAACAAATATTCCGATATCGATTCTTTAGTTTACACGAATAAATTAAATTTATTGGAAAGAGTAAATTCAAAAAAGAATATTATTAATACATTGGTTGGTGAAAATAAAAGAATTAAAGAGTCGATTAATATTCCATTAAAATCAATGGTGAGTATTGCAAATCAAACATTACAAAAATATATTGAAACATTAGACGAATCATCCAAAAAAGAGTTCATTAAATTAATTTCTGAAGACACAAAAACTCTTGAGGATAAGTTCGAAACTATTAAAGAAAGTGCAATTAATAAACTTAATAGTATGTTAGAAAAAGAACAAGAGTTTGAATTAAAAACAAAATTATCAGAAACTATTAACAAATTAAAAACAGAAAAATTCGACCAATTGAATTTTATTAAGTTAAAAAATTTGGAAGAATCAATCTAAAGAATTTCTAAATTTTTGAGTATAAGACGCTTTTTGTATCTGAGTTCTCCTTTTAACAGATTTTTTAACAAATTCTTTTTTATTTAAAAGAATTTTATTTTGATGAGTTTTATTAACTTTATATTTGAAAACCTTTAAGGCCTTTTCAATTCCATCATTTGCAACTTTAACTAGTATCATATATTACAAATATTTCGATTATTTGAAAAATCTTTGACAATCATCATTTTTTTTACTATTTTTTTAAAAAAATAAACATGTGCAAGAAAAATGATGAATGAAAAAAGGTAAATGTGTGAAATTAAACTTATTTAACCCAATAAAATCGGTTTATGGTACCGTAGATTCTACAAATCTTAAATCAATTTATATTAATATTCAATCTTGGGTGTCACCAAAATCAAATCAACTTAATTGGTCCCGAATTGTTAGTAATTTAAGTAAAGAAATTAAAAACTCTGTATTCAATTCTATTGATAAAAATCTATTTAAAGAACATAATATTGTTGATTTGGATTTAAGAAGTAGTGGATTGTTTGAGGGTAAAAAATCATTTTTAAATTTGGAAGTTAATATATATCCTAATAAAGAAATTGATTTTAAATCTCCTGAATTAAAAGAATCTGTTAAAGAAATAATTAAGAATATTGTTAAAGATAATGTGGTCGAAAACGAATTCTTTACCTTTTCTATATCAAAAAGTAAATAAAGATAGTATATCGATATATTTATCTTAAAAACTATTGATGAAACTATTAAGAATTTTAGAAGCAAATGAAATCGGCCATGGCATTTTAATTGAAACGGATGCAGGTTGGGTATCACCAAAAGATATACGTAATGCGGATATGTTAAAAGAGGCGGCTAATTTGGATTATAGAAATCCGTTTGAATTTTATGCTGTATTACAAAAATATGACACCCCAAATAGAAACGGAAGATTTTACCCCGAAAGAATATTAAAAAGAGAAGCGGATAATTACAAAAAGGCAATTGCTAAGGGATTGTCTACTTCAGAACTTAATCACCCTGAATCATCACTAATTGATTTAGATAGAGTGTCTCACATCATTACAGACATATGGTGGGATAAGAATATCCTAATGGGCAAACTTAAACTGTTAACATCACCAGGATTCCACGAGAGAGGTATCGTATCAACTAAAGGAGACCAAGCAGCAAATCTTATGAGACAAGGTGTAACTATGGGAGTTTCTTCGAGAGGTGTTGGTTCTTTAAAAAAGGTTGGAGAAAGAAATGAAGTTCAAGATGATTTTGAATTAATTTGTTTTGACTTAGTATCATCTCCATCAACACCGGGAGCGTATTTGTTCACTAAACCTGAAGATAGAGAGATGTATGAAGAGAATTTAGAGGAAGAAAAAAAATATAAATCACCTGAAAATTCAGAATTTCAATCGAAAGGGGTTGACTTAATGAGAAAATTAACCGATTATTTGGGAAAATAAAATTAAAATATGGAAGAAAAATTTTTTGTAGCAAAAGTTCAGTATGATTTACCAGATGAGAATAGTGGTAAGATTAAAAAAATCAGAGAGGAAAAACTTGTAAAAGGATACTCTGTTACAGATGTGGAAGCAAAGGTAACTGAGAAATATCAAGGATTTACTCATGAATGGAGAATCACATCGGTATCTGAAAGTAAGATTGATGAAGTTATTGATTAATCTAAAACAAAAAAATAAATTGGTTTATTTAAACCAATTAAATTAAAGTGGTCTATTTTGACCACTTTTTTTATGCTTGGTGATATTTATTAAATAAATAAACCTATAAAGATTCAAAAAAATAATATTTCCCAATCAATAAAAGGGATTTTTAATTTTTTGGTAATATTTATTAGTTAAAATAAATATATTTCCGATATGAGTGAAAACAAATTAGTTCAAGAGGCCCTTATTCAAATGAAACAAGTTGAAGAAGCTATAGCCGAAAATGCAAAAGGAATACTTGCTTCTACAATGAAGGAAGAAATCAATCAATTAGTAAAGGAATCTCTTTCTGAACAAGATGAGGAAGATGAGGTTAATTTAGATGCTGACATGGAAATGTCCGCTGATAACGATGACGTAGAGACGGATATGGATTTTGGTTCGGATGATGACATGGAAATGGATTTTGACATGGAAATGGATTCTGATGAAATGCCAATTGACTTAACCAACGCTTCTGATGAAGAAATTCTAAAAGTATTCAAAGCTATGGGGGAAAATGATGGTATTATCGTAAAAAAAGACGGTGATGATGTTCATTTAACTGATAGTGATGCTGATGTTGAATATCTTGTAAAACTTGGAGAATCTGAGGAAGACATGATGGAAGAAGAAGATGACGACATGATGGAAGAATACGACGACATGATGGAAGAAGACGATGAAACGACTAATGATGTTATCGACGCTATTTTTAGTGGTGATATGTCAGGTATCGACGAAGAGGAAGAAGACATGGACGAAGTTGTTTACGAAATCGAAATGGACGAAGAAGATATGGACGAAGTTGTTTACGAAATCGAAATGGACGAAGAAGACATGGATGACGAAGACATGGAAGAAGAAGACATGGATGACGAAGACATGGAAGACATGACTAATGAAACCTACAAACCTAAAGGTGTTGGAATTGGTAAAGGTCCTAAATTCTCTTACAAAGACAAAGCTGCAGGAGGATTTAAAGAAGACAAAAAACAAGGTCCTAGAACAATGGGAACTGGAAAAGCTAAATTCGAATACAAGAAAGGTGCAAACATGGAAGGTAAATCCAAAGTTGTTAAATCTGAAACCAAAGAGGGCGATTACGGAATGAATAAAGGTGATAAGTCCAAAACAATGAAAGGTAAAGAAGATTACACAACTAAAAAAGGAGACACTCTTAAAAGAAAGGCTTTCGAGAAAGAAGAAACTAAGGAAGCTGCAAGAACTTACGGAATGGGTTCTAAAGAAGGTAGAGGATTAAGAAAAGGCATCACTCCAAACAGAAACTATACTTATGGTAAAAATGGTGTTAAAACTGAATCTACTCAAGAAGAAGTTAGTATGTTGAGACAAAAGAATGATGAGTATAGAAAGGCATTAAATGTTTTCAGAGAAAAACTTAATGAAGTTGCTATATTCAATTCAAACTTGGCTTACGCAACTAGATTGTTCACTGAACATTCAACTACTAAAAAAGAAAAAATAAATATCCTTAGAAGATTTGACGATGTTGAGACTTTAAAAGAATCTAAAAATCTTTATAAGTCAATCAAAGATGAGTTAGCTAAGGTAGACACAAAATCAATCAACGAATCAGTAGGCGCTAAATTAAATAAATCAGTATCTACAGGTTCATCAACTACTCTAATTGAAACTAAAACCTATGAGAATCCACAACTATTAAGAATGAAGGATTTGATTAGTAAGTTGGGGTAATAATAAAAATAAATCTAAAACAAAACAAATACTAAAATGGGAGCATTATTAGAATCAGGTCTTGTTGGTAACATCGGGTTAAAACACCTTAAAGTTATTAAAGAAGACACAATCAACAAATGGGACAAATTAGGATTCTTAGAGGGTCTTAAAGGTCACATGAGAGAAAACGTTGCACAACTTTATGAAAACCAAGCATCGTATTTAATTAACGAAGCATCATCTACTTCTGATACAGGAGCATTTGAAACAGTGGTTTTCCCTATCGTTAGACGTGTATTCTCTAAATTATTAGCGAACGACATCGTTTCTGTACAAGCTATGAACTTACCAATCGGTAAATTATTCTACTTCGTACCTAACATTCAGGCTTACCAACCAGGTACTTCTGAGCACTACGCACCTTATGGTTCTCCGAATCAAGCTGCAGGTCAAACACCAAACAGTGGTTATGACTATAACAACACTAAAGACCTTTACGATAGATTCTACGAAGGTAACGAACCAGCTTTAGACCCACCAGGTTTATTTGACTATTCTAAAGGACAATATTCAGCTATCACTGCTGAGGTTGGTACTGTAGCATGGTTAGCTGACCAATTAGTACCTTCAGCTTACACTGTTGGTAACTACAGAAAAGTATTAGTTATCATGTCAGGTTTCGCATCTGATGGAGCTGGTAAATTAATCGGTCCTGATGGTCAACCAATGGATAACGAAGCTTTCTTATCTGATTTAACAGTTAAAGGTGTTGCGGGTAACGCTTACACTTCAGGAAACACAAACAACGCTTACTTATTCAGAGTTGTAACTCAAAGATACGGTAAAGGTATTGTTCAGTATGGTAACAACAACTCAACATTAGTATTCCCTAACAGTAAAACTGATGGTGGTCAATATGACAACATTTGTGACGCTCAAGGATATATCTATTTAGAGATTGACTTACAAGTTCCTGCTGAAGTAGGTTCAGGTTCAATGGACGGATACACAGGTTCTACTTTCGAATCTACAGCTGCTGCTGACAACGCGTTCTCAGCGACTTATAGAATCTACAAAAACTTAGAATTTGAAGATAAAATTGGTGAGGTTTCTTTTGACTTAATGTCAGTAACTGTTTCTGTAACAGAAAGAAAATTAAGAGCACAATGGTCTCCAGAAATGGCACAAGACGTTGCGGCTTTCCACAACATCGATGCTGAGGCTGAATTAACAGCTTTATTATCTGAGCAAGTTGCGGCTGAAATCGACCGTGAAATCTTAAGAGATTTACGTAAAGGTGCAGCATGGAACTTACGTTGGGATTACAACGGTTGGAAGAGATTAGGTTCTAATGCAGTTCCTTACACTCAAAAAGACTGGAACCAAACGCTTATCACAGCGATTAACCAAATTTCTGCTCAAATCCACAAATCTACATTAAGAGGTGGAGCGAACTGGATTGTAGTTTCTTCTGAAATCTCAGCTATCTTTGACGATTTAGAATACTTCCACGTATCAAACGCTTCTCCTGAGCAAGAC